GCGGCGAATGCACTGGACCTGGTGGAGACCGCGGCAGACGTGACGAACAAAGAACAGTTCGCACCGAGCGGCGACGACCTGGTGATCGTGCATAACACCGGAGCCAGCCCGTACACCGTGACGTTCACGTCCGTGCCGGATGAAATGAAGCGAACCGGCGATGTCCCTGCCTATTCGCTCGGCGCCGGTGAACTCGCATCATTTCGCTTTAAGAAGCAAGGCTGGCTGCAAACGGATGGCAACATTTACATCGAGGCCAGCAACGCCGCGGTGAAATGGGCAGTCATTCAGTTGGTGTAGTGATCAGTTGCCAGTGATCAGTGAATAGTCATCAGTGATCAGTAGGCAGTGAACAGTAAAGGAGAAACAATATGAGCTTTTCATCTTTTGGCGTTTTGTTAAAGCGCGGCAATGGAGGCGGACCCGAAACCTTCTCATCGGTGGCGGAGGTGAAGGATATCAAGCCCTACAAACTCAAAGCCGAGACCAAGGAGACCACACACCACGGCTCGCCCGGTGGATGGCGCACCTTCAAAGCCACCCTGATCGAGGGCGGTGAGTGCACGTTCAAGATCAACCTGGACCCGGACGACACCACGCACAGTTTTGCGACGGGCCTGGCTGCTGACCTGATCAACCGCCAGCAACGCAATTACCAGATCGTGCTGCCCGACTCGTCCAACACCACGTATCAATACGCGGCGATCGTGACCCAGTTCGATCCGGATGGACCGGTCGAGGGCATTCTGGAAACCGATGTGACCTTGAAGATCACCGGACCCGTGCAGGAGGTTTCGTAATGACTGGTAAATATCTCAACCGAGACCAAATCCTACAGGCAGACGACCTGGAAACCCGCGACGTGGAAGCGTGGGGTGGAGTCGTATGTGTGCGTTCGCTGACCGGCACGGAACGCGATGCACTGGAAGCCAGCACCCTGCAGGGGAAGGGCAAGAACAAGGATGTCAATCTGTCCAACTTCCGCGCCAAGCTCTGTGCGCGCGCCATTGTGGACGAGCAGGGCAAGCGCGTGTTCAATGACGAGGATATCGCGGCGCTGGGGCGCAAGAGCTCCGGTGAACTTTCCAAGGTCTATAACGTGGCGGCTGAGTTGAGCGGCATCAGTGAAGCCGACGTGGACGAGCTCACAAAAAACTCGGGGAGCGACCAGAGCGAAGATTTTGGTTCGAACTAACGCTGGCATTGGGTCATCCGTCCGTGCGGTCATGCCAGGAGTCCATCAGCTCGCTGGAGTTCTCCGAGTGGATGGCGTTCGCACGATTACAGCCCTTCGGTGATTCACGGATGGATTATCGCTTCGCGATGCTGGCGGCACTGGTCGCTAATTTGTGGACGGACAGCCGAAAAAAACGTTGGACGCCTGAAGATTTCATGCCGGACTTCGAGAAGGCATTGGATGAGCAGGAAGCACAGGAAGAGGCAAAGCCTGTGACCGTGGTGGAGAAGGTGAAGGCGTTCTTCGGGATGTTGGCGGGTGCGAGCAAGCAGAAGGCAGAAAGCGAAAGGCAGGTGGCAGATGGCATCGATGCAGTCGATCACCGTTGATGTGATCTTGAAGTTTGATGAGCTGGAGAAGCTCTTCCAGGAATGGCTGGCTGAACTACCAAAGGATGAAGTGATCGAGGATGCTTTTATCCGATTCCTGGATTGGTTGAAACAGCGCGCTTCGACTACGAGCGAGATGAACACTCGCTCTCCGCTCAGCGCGAAAAAAGAAGAGTAGATGCTTTGACGACATTAGCTACGTTGATCGTGAAATTGGCGGCGGATATTGGAGGCTTCTCGGCTGAGATGGAGAAAGCCGAGTTGAAGGCTGTGCGCGCGGCGGAACGAACCGGGCGCGCCTGGCAACGTACCGGCGACCAATTAGCCAACGTGGGAAGCCGAATGACTGCCACCCTGACCGTGCCCATCATCGGAGGCGCGGTTCTTTCTGTTAAAGCGGCTAGCGATGAGGCAGAGAGCTGGAACAAGGTCACCGTGGTGTTCGGGGAGAATGCCGACGCGATCAAGAAATGGGCATCTGATTCGGCGACGTCGCTGGGGGTAAGCCGGAACGCGGCTTACCAGGCTTCAGGATCCTTTGGCAATCTTTTCCTGACCGCGAAGGTTTTACCAGACAAGATTCTCGACATGAGCACGTCGCTGGTGAAGCTCAGCGGCGACCTGGCCTCCTTCCATAACGCAGACCCCACGGAGGTGATGCAGTCCATCCAGAGCGCGCTGGTCGGTCAGATCGAGCCGATGCGCAAGTATGGCGTGATGTTGACGCAGGATTCCATTGCGGCGAAGGCGTTGGAACTGGGGCTGGTGGGCGCCAACGAGGAGATGAACGACGCGGCGAAGATGCAGGCGATCTACGCCATCATCATGGAGCAGACGAAGACCGCGCAGGGAGATTTCCTGAATACCTCCAACGGGCTGGCCAACCAGATGAGAATCCTGAAGGCGGAATTCACTGACACCGCTTCGAGCATCGGCGTGATGCTCCTGCCGTATGCCCTGCAATTATTAGGATGGGTGCGCGAGGCGGTGACCTGGTTCACCCTGCTGGACCCGAGCATCCAGCGGAATATCCTGATCGTGCTGGGACTTGTGGCGGTGCTGGGTCCGCTGTTGGTGATGATCGGTTCGATTGTGGGGGCGATCGGGACCCTGATCCCCATCTTCACTGCCATTGGAGGCGCTTTGGCAGCGGTCAGTGCGCCGGTGTGGCTGACGGTTGGTTTGATCATTTTGGCGCTGGCGTTGCTCTACATGGCATGGACGAACAACTGGTTCGGCATCCGTGAGAAAACTGCGGCGGCCATCGATTGGATCAAGAACCTGATTGGGCGTGGCATGCAATGGATCCAGGATCTCACATCGGGCAAGCTGGGCTGGCTCTCGCAGTTATGGGACAACGCCATGAACGCGATTGCCACCGTTATCGAGAACGGGCTGGCGATCTGGCGCCACATCAAGCAAGCCTGGCGCAATGCCCAAGCTGGCAACTGGTATATGTTCGGCAAGGAGATGCATCTGATCTGGGATGCCATCATGCGCATCCTGGGTACCCTGCTGGGGACCGCCTGGGAAAACATCAAGCTGATCTTCAGCAATGCACTCAAGAAGATCATCGATTATTTCAAAACCATCAACTGGGGCGAAGTGGGAATGAACATTCTGAAAGGCATCGCCAATGGCATGCTGGGTAATCTGCCGATGCTTATCGCCACCGCAAAGAAGATCGGTCCAGCCGTGCTGGATGCCATCAAAGGATTCCTGAGCATCCATTCGCCTTCGAAGCGCTTCGAGATGGAAGTGGGCTGGCAGATGGCAGCGGGCACGGCCCTGGGCTGGCAACGCGGGATCAGCCGGTTGATGCCGACCAGCCTGAGTGGGATCACCGGGTATGCGAGCCCCAGCTTCGCCGGGTTGGACAGTGTTGCTGCAGGAGCAGGCCGCGGCGGCGCGGGCGGCGTGTCGATCGTCGTCCCCATCGAATACAAGCCGTTCGTGAGCACGGCGGATGAGCGCGAGGCCCGCACCAAGCTGGCGCCGATCATCATCGACGTGATCCGGGAGTACCTGAACCGATAATGATCCCGCACACTACAATTCACCCTTTCATGGAGTATGCGGGATGATCACTCCCCAATTTGCCTTGAACATTGATTGGAACCAGGACGGGGCGTATGACACGCGCAACGACGGGCTGCTGCTCTCGGCGATGAGCATCGAGCGCGGGCGGCGGTATACGATCCGGGCGGATGGCAACGGCTTCGAGGAGGAGGAAACCGGCAAGTTCTCGGCAACGCTGGTGGACGAGGAGCGCGATTACGATCCCTACCATACGAGCAGTCCGTTGTACCCGAACGTGGGCCCGGGGCGATTCTTCCGGATGCGGGTGACCACGCCGAGTGCGCAACTCTATTCCCTGATGGCAGGCACACTGAGCGAACCGATCATCGGCATCGATCCCTACCTACTGACGGTGTCGCTGGCCGGTGCGGATGGCTGGAGTTATTTGCGTGACCAGAAGAACCGCATCAGCATTCCCCTGCAGGAGGATGTATATCTCGATGATGCGGTGGCGCTGATTCTCTCCACGATCGCCTGGCCGTCGTTGTGGGGATCCGATCTCGCCAGCGGCGTGG